CAATCTAAAAAACTTTGGTATCATGAGTAAAATTGATGGACGCTTACCCTACGCACAAGCCGGTGCTTCTACTGTCATCCCCGGTGACATAGAACACATTGGTGAAATGAAAAAGGTACCTAGCGCCCCGTCTAAATCTCAACTGAACCCGTCTTTGATACACAACCGTGTAATGGAAACGACAACCAAACCAGCTCATCTACGACCAAAAGAAGTAGATGGAGTGTTGATCGACCCAAAAATCAAAGGCATCAGTAAAGTGACCAAGGAACAAGTGTGGTTAGACGACGAGTATGTCAAAGTCATTAAAGATGATCTGAAGAAGGTTATCTTTAAGGATAGTGATATAAGACGTGTACTAAACATGCAAGAAGGTGTTGAAGGCATCGAAGGTGAACAATTTATTGCTCCCATCAACCGTACTACTTCTCCTGGTTACCCATTCAATCTTGAAAACCCTGCAAAGGGCAAACAACATTGGTTGGGTAGCGATGAGGAGTATATTATTGATGATGAAGTAAAAGAAGATGTTCAAACTTTGATCGAAAGTTGCAAACAGGCTAAGAGAGGAGATGTTATCTTCGTGGCTACTCTAAAGGACGAACGCCGACCTAAAGCAAAGGTGGATGCTATGAAGACGCGAGTTTTCGAAGCACCCCCTATGCATTATGTCATTGCTTTCCGTATGTATTTCATGGCCTTTGCGAATATGATTATGACTAATCGCATCGACAATGAAATTGCCGTGGGTACGAATGTGTATTCTATGGACTGGCACCGTATCGCTCAAAAACTCAAATCGAAGGGTGAACTCGTCTTTGCAGGCGATTTTGGAAACTATGATGGTTCTATGAGCTATCAAATTTTGCAAATAATCTTAGATTTGATCAATGAGTGGTATGATGACGGTCCCGAGAACGCACTTATCCGTGCCGTACTGTGGGAAGATATCTGCGCCACAAATGTTTTGGTAAACAATTCTTTGTATCGGCAAACGCATTCTCAGCCTTCTGGGAATCCGTTTACTGTTATAATCAACTCCATTGCCAACTCGTTTGTCATGCGCTACGCATATCTTGTCACAAAGGTAAACGCATACAAAACTGGACTGACCCCGCACTTCAAATACGACTTTACCAAGGAAGTCTCTATGATTTCTTATGGTGATGACAACGTAGTGAATGTGCACCCGGACATAGCTAATGTTTACAATCAGGTAACTGTGTCGGAAGCATTAGCGAAAATAAACTTTGAATATACAGATGAAGCCAAGACTGGTGAACTCATCGAGTTTCGTACATTATCAGAAGTTGAATTTCTGAAGAGAACCTTCACCCAAAACCATGGCGGTTACTACCGCGCACCGTTACGTTTAGACGTGGTGCTTGACATGGCCAACTGGGTAAGAGGGAATCTCATCAGAACTTCAACTTGTGAAAATGTTGAGACGTCTTTGAGAGAACTATTCTATCATGGTGAAGATGTATACGAGAGGTACGCCAATATTTATGAACGCATCGATGATGAGCTGGATATCGGGATCAATATTCCCTGTTATTCGCACATGTGGATCGAAGATACTTTAAACTTTGGCG